ACGCGTCGCAATGGGTGCGGGTGGCGTGTCCGCCGCAGAAATGCAAAACGGCGTGGCGCCGCGATTCTTCGGCTACCCCGTCGTATTCTCGCAAGCAATGTCGGGCACCATTGGTTCGGGCACCGACGGCGCCGTGTTGGCATACTTCGGCGACCTTACGCAAGCCGTCGCGTTCGGCGACCGTCGTAGCGTCACGATCAAGACATCGGATAGCGCGCTAAACGCGTTCGAACAGGATGAAATCGTGATCCGTGGCACGCAACGCATCGACATCAATTGCCATTCGTGCGGCGACACCGTCGCCGCGGGCGCCGTCGTCATGCTTACCCGTTGATAGGAAGGGAAATCAACCATGATTGAAGTTTCAAACCAAAAGAGCGTACTACTACTCAACTCGGCCGCCGCGGCAACGAACGCCACGGCTACCGCGAACGTGGATACGCGCGGATATGATTCGTGCCGCATCGCGCTATGGCAATCGACCACCAACGCGCCGACCGCGTTGAAGGTTGAACACTCCGACACGACCGACGCTACGGCGTTCGTCACAATCAACGCGACAGGCGGTACAGATTTCACAATCGCCGCAAGTAGTTCCACAACGACCAACCCGACCGCGGTATTCGACATCGTTACCGCGGGGCTACGTCGATACCTTCGGCTTTCCTACACTCCCGCAACCGCTACGGCAAATGCCGTCGCTATCGCGGAACTAGGCCGACCGTTGACGGGTATCGATAGCGCCACCGACCTGTCGGCGTCGAATTGGGTTACGGTTCCTAGCCGCTAATTCGTTCCTGTCTCTTCCTACCTTGCTACGGGGCGTGGGTGCAAGCCCGCGCCCCGTAGTGTTGAAAGGCCACAATGCAACACAACAGCAACACAAAAACGATTTTGCTAACGCTCGGAACGACCGCCACGAACGCGACCGCGTCGGGGCAAGTCGATACAAAGGGCTTCGATTCGGTACGCGTCGCCGTCTTCAAGTCAACGACCCACGCGCCGACTACGTTCAAAATTGAACACGGCGACACGACCGACGCTACGGCGTTTGTCGCGTGTGGGTTGACAGGCGGCACCGATTACACAATTCCCGCGCAAGCCGCGGGTACTACGAACCCTTATTGCGTGTTCGATATTGATACCGCGGGATACCGTCGGTATCTGCAATTCTCTTGCACGCCTAGTTCATCGTCGAACATCATTACGACCGCCAATCTCGCCCGACCCGCAATCGGGCAAAAGGCGGTGGCCGATGTCGCGTCTACCATTTGGGTACGTTCGCCCGAACGGTGATAGAATCGCCATAGCCAACGGGCGTCGGAGCCGTTAGTTAGGCTACGCATAGCGGCGGCGGAAGCCGTCGCTATGTCTTATGACAATTACGAAAATCGACATCGGTTGCATGGATCGTTGTACCGCGGGCTTTGAACCGTGGGATATCGCGCAGGGCCGCGACGCGCGCGCGCTAGTCGGAATCCCCGACGGTTCGCTAGAAGTCGTCAAAGCGTCGCACGTGTTGGAACATATCCCGCACCGCGAAACGCTCGCCGTGTTGCGAGAATGGAACCGCGCGCTACGCGTCGGCGGTACGTTGCTAGTAGCGGTGCCCGATTTCGATAGATGCGTGGACGCGTACGCGCGCGGCGTCGCGTGGCCTGTCGAGCAATACATAATGGGCGGACAGACGGACGCCAACGATTTCCACGCGGCGATATTCAACCGACAGAAACTCACCGACGCGCTAGCGTCGGCGGGCTTCGAAGTCGTCGGAGATTGGGCGGGCGACTCCAATTCGTGTTCGTCGTTGCCCGTGTCGTTGAACATTCGCGCCGTCAAGCGCGCCGCGGGCGTGTTGCGCCGCGCGCCCGTTCGCCCGCTCCCCGATATGCACGCGGTGATGAGTATGCCGCGGCTAGCGTGGACGGAAAACATGGGGTGTTGCTATACCGCGTTGGGGCCGTTGCATATTCCGTTCGTTCGGTCGATTGGTGTCTTTTGGGGGCAATGCCTACAACGATTGTTCCAACAGATCGCGGAAGGCGGACAACATAAGTACGTTCTAGCGATTGACTACGACACGATTTTCGATGCCCACGACGTATGTATGTTGCGAGACATCGCCGACGCGCACGACCTCGACATTTTGTGCCCGTTGCAGATTGGCCGCGACCGTAACCAATTGCTAGCGAAAATCGACGACGGCACGGGGCTACCCGTTTCGGAACTAGCGGTGGAACGACTCGCCGACGATCATTGGCCCGTGCTGCACGGACATTTCGGGCTTACCCTCATTCGGTGCGACCGTCTACGCGAATTGCCGTTGCCGTGGTTCATCGGGCACGCGGGGGCGAAAGGCGATTGGGGCAACGACCGCGTAGACGACGACGTACATTTTTGGAAGCACGCGAAAGCCGCGGGTTGGAAGATTTCGACGACGCCGCAGGTACGCGTAGGCCACCTACAAGTCGTCGCGTCATGGCCCGACCGCAATCTAAATTGCGTCCATCAATTCATGCACGACTACCACACAAACGGAAAACCCGATTGGACACTACCACCAACGTAATTTGCATCGCGTTGCAACCGTGGGCGGGCGCGCGTCGCGGCGCGCTTGTCGCCGTGTCGCCCGCGCTTGCGGTTCAATTGCAGCGCCGCGGCGTGTTGGAATTCGTGACACAATCCATGACCGCCGTAACCCCGCGGGAATCGCCTGTGGCGCCCGCCGACGTCGAAACCCCTACCGACACACCCCGCAAGCGCGGACGGCCGCCGCGGGCGAAATGACGCGGCTACGCGTGCCGATGAACGGAACAACCAATGGCCGTTGACCAATACGCACTCACGACCCTAGCCGCGTTGAAAGCCTATATGGGGATTTCGACTAGCACCGACGACGCGGTGTTGGAATCGGCAATCGACCGCGCTAGTTACGCAATCGAAGCGTACGCCGACCGTAAGTTTGTGCAGCGTCGTTTCTACGAATGGACGACCGCGCGTGGCGATAGCGGGCTTGTTGTTCACAATCCGCCCGTGGGGCACGTTCACTACGTGGGCTTTGGTTCGCTTGCGTGCATGACAGTACGTAGCACGGTTGCCACCGACATTTCGGCCACTATCACGGTTAGAGAAAGCAAAATAACTCTAACCCGCACAGATTCAACGGGCAACGAAACCCAAACCGATATCAATTTCGCGAACCATAAGTCGTCGAACGCGCTCGCCGCGCAGATTACCGCTACTACGGGTTTCGCCGCGTCGGCATCGGTGAATTGTTCCGCGTATCGAATCAATCGGCTAGTCGGCCGCGACCTGAAAGACAGCGTCGCTACCGTTACCTTCGCCGATCAGGCGCAAATGGACATAACGGGCGACCTACCGCGCGGCATTCTCTACTTTGGTCGTAGCGGATACGACGACGACAACGGCGACGGGTGGCCTACGGCGCCCGTGTCGGTGCTAGTCGATTACGACGGCGGGTACGAAACGATTCCGCCCGACATTGTTCACGCGTGCCACCTCATCGCGAGCCGAATGTACAACGGGCGCAAGCGCGACACCGCGCTCGCGTCGGAGTCGTTCGGCGATTATTCCTATTCGCTAGGCGGCGCCGATTCGATGGACGCGGAAGCGCGCGCGCTCATCGCACCGTATAGGCGGTACTACAAATGAGCGTTTCTAGCCTTATCGCGCAACACGGCGTAACGGTAGACGTGTTGACGCCGACGGCTTCGATAGCCGCCAACGGTTCGGTAACGAACGGCTACACACTTACCGCGCAACTTGCCGCGTTCGTCCAACCGCGGTCGGCGGCCGATACCGATTTCGCGGGCGCGCCGCGTATGCGCGTCGGCGCTACGTTCTACTTTGCGGGCCAACAGTCGTTTGACACCGACGGCCTGTTGTCGATTACCGACGGACAATACGCGGTGCGGTCGGTGCGTATTCCGATTCTTCGGCCTAGCGCCGCGGACAATTGCCACACAATCGTCGAAGCCGACCGCGTCAACGGGCTTACCTTTCCGATTGTCGAGGGGTGAACCTATGACGTTCGTACCCGATCCCGTCATCCATATGAAATTGCGACGTGCGGTGCAAGAGGGCGTAAACGCGTACCTTTTGACGGTGTCGCGCGCGATGCGCGAAACGCTATCGAAAAAGGGGATGGGTCGGCTATACAAGGTAGGCAAGGGGAAAAAGAATTCCCGCAACCTACGCGAATCGGGCTACCACCGTGCGTCGCATCGTGGAGCGCCACCCGCACCCGATACGGGCGCGTTGCGTCGGTCGTGGCAAGTCGGCCGCGGATTGCAGGGCGGCACGGGCGGCGTAGCGTTCCCGAAGGGTTCGGACGAGTTTACGCCGTCGCGACGCAAGCGCCGACCCGTACCCGCGGAAGCGCGGCAAGCGTTGCTAACGGTGATTAGCAACGGGAACGTAATCGGCTACCGATTCGGTAGCGCGTTGAAGTACGCGCGAATCGACCGCGGTTGGGGCCGCGTCAAGCCGCGGCCGTACGTCGAACCTACTATGGCTATGACGCGCGACCTATTCGAACCAATAATGGCTACCGCGCTTCGACGTCATTTCGGAGGGCCGCCGCGTGCATAATCTACTAGACGCGTTGCGTACCAAAATCGCGACGTCGGGCACGGGTTCGGGATTCGCGGCGCTCTTTAGCGGTCGCGTCTATCTTGACAGCGCCGCGGGGGATGATTCGTTGCCGTTGTGCGTCTATACAGGCGCTCAAAACCGATACGAACGCGCGTTCGATTCCACGTTGGATACGGTGAACGTCACGTTTTCGATTTTCGAACCGTCGAACCAATGCTATTACGGCCCGACGGGTAGTGCGCGCTTGAAAACGCTACTAGACGGCGCGGAACTAACCGCCAAGATCGGAAGAG